TCAGCGACGAGCTGAAAGCCTACGGCGACCTGTCGCTGATCAACCTGCACATCCACAGCCCCGGCGGCGATGTCTTCGAAGGGATGGCCATCTACAACCTGCTGCTGAATCACCCGGCAAGGGTAGAGGTCACGATCGACGGCTTGGCCGCCAGTATGGGCAGCGTGATCGCCATGGCAGGTGACCAGATCACCATGCCCGAGAACGCCATGATGATGGTGCACCGCCCCTGGGGCATCCAGGGCGGTGACGCTGATGAGATGCGGCGCTATGCCGAGCTGCTCGACAAGGTCGAGAGCAATCTGATCAGCGCCTACACCAAGAAAACCGGCTTGAGCGACGACGAGGTGCGCGACTTGCTCGCCGCCGAGACGTGGTTCACCGGCCCTGAAGCGGTGGAGCGTGGCTTCGCCGATCAACTCGCCGAGCCGCTCACCGCGGCCGCATCGCTCCAATCCCATCGCATGAAGGAGTTTGCCAACATGCCCGAAGCACTGAAGCACCTTATGAAGCCCCGCGGCCAGGGCCAGACGCCGCAGGAACCCAAGCACACCCCGAGCGCCTCCAGCCAGGATCCCGCACCCCAGCCCGAGCCGACTCCCCAACAGCCGGCCGCCCGCCACCAGGAGCCGACTCCGCCCGCGCCTCGCTTCACCCCGGCCGAGCCGGTGCATGCCGCCAGCGCCGACGACTTCAAGAAGCACGAGCAGGCACGTCGCGAAGCGGTTAAGGCTGTTTTCGCCCCCTTCGCCGGGAAGTTTGACTCAGTGGAGCGCCAGTGCCTGGATGACCTCGACGTTACCGCCGAGGACGCGAAGACCAAGCTGCTCGCTGCCCTGGGCCGCGGCACCACCCCGACCGACGGCCCGCGCAAAGACGCCGGCGCCTTCGCCGACAACGGCAACATCGTCGGCGACGCCGTCCGCAACGCCGTGGCCAGCCGCATCGGGATGGAGAAGCGCGAAAAGGACAACGCCTTCGCCGGCTACACCCTGGCCGAGCTGGCGCGCGCCTCCCTCACCGAGCGCGGCGTCGGCATCGCCGGCATGGACCGCCTGCAAATGGTCGGCATGGCGTTCACTCACAGCTCCAGCGACTTCGGCCACCTGCTGGCGGACGTGGCCCACAAGTCCATGCTGCGCGGCTACGAGGAAGCGGAAGAGACCTTCCAGCGCTGGACCACCCGCGGTGTGCTGACCGACTTCAAGCCCAACCGTCGCGTGGATCTCTCCACCTTCCCGAGCCTGCCGGAAGTCTCCGAGGGTGCCGAGTACACCTACGGCTCCATCGGCGACCGCGGCGAGCAGATCATGCTGGCCACCTACGGCAAGCTGATGTCGATCACCCGCCAGGCCATCATCAACGATGACCTGAGCGCACTTGATCGCATCCCCCGCCTGATGGGCCGCGCCGCCATCCGCACCGTGGGCGACCTCGTCTACGCCGTGCTGACCGGCAACCCCGCCATGAGCGACGGCAACAACCTGTTCAGCTCGCAGCACAAGAACCAGCTGAGCGCCGGCGCCCTCTCCATCGCCCGCATCGACGAGGCGAAGACCAAGATGGCCACCCAGAAGGACGGCTCGGCGACCCTCAACATCCGCCCGAGCTACATCCTCACCCCGGTCGCCCTGGAGAGCACTGCCCGCGCCCTGACCAGCGCCGAGTTCGACCCGGCCTACGCCAATGACCGCGTGCCCAACCCGGTTCGCAACATGGTCGAGGTCATCTCCGACGCCCGCCTGGACGACGCCAGCGCCACCACCACCTACATGACCGCCGCCCCCGGCGCGTTCGATACGGTGGAAGTGGCCTACCTGGACGGCAACGACGCGCCCTACCTGGAAGAGCAGCAGGGCTTCACCGTCGATGGCGCGACCTTCAAGGTCCGCATGGACGCCGGCGTGGCCCCGCTCAGCTGGCGCACCATGGTCAAGCTGCCCGGCTGATCGCTGACCCCCTGACAGGGCCCGCCACCCGGCGGGCCTGTTGTTTCTGAATAGCGTTTCCGATTAGAGGAGCCACATCATGGCGACCAACTATCACCAGGACGGCACCACCGTCCACTACACCAACGGCACCGGCAGCGACATCGCCTCCGGCGCCCCCGTGGTCATCGGCGCCCTGCTGGGCGTGGCCGTGACCGACATCGCCGACGGCCATAGTGGCGCGGTGATCACCGAGGGCGTGGTCGAGCTGCCCAAGGCGACCGGCAGTGCCATCGCCCAGGGCGCCGCCGTGGACTTCGACCTCTCCGCCGGCGCCATCGACGGCAGCATCACCCCCGCCGCCGGCGACCTGCTGGGCTGTGGCGTGGCCTGGGCCGCCGCCGAGGCCGCCGACGAGGTGGTCATGGTCAAGCTCAACGCCGCCGCCGCCACCGTCCAGGGCGCGTAAGCCGTGGACCTCGGTGCCCTGACCGCCACAGCGAGCATGCGCGTGTTCGCCGTGGACGGCACCTATCACCCCACCGCCGGCGACCCGCTGGCGGTGCGGGTGGTTCTCGACCGCGACGTGGAGCCCACCCAGGGTGGCCAGCAGTCCACCACCGTGGAGCGCCGCACCGAGCTGACCGGCTTCCACAGCGAGCTCGGCGATGCCCGGGTCCGTGAGCTGGTCACCATCGGCAGCGAGACCTGGCGCCTGGATCGCAAGGACCGCGACGACGGCTACCTCGTCACCTGGTGGGTGATCCCCGTCACCACCTGATCTGATCTCACGCGAGGCCACGCCATGCAGATCAAGATGGACAGGGCCGCGGTCCGCGAGATCGAGGCCACGCTGCAGCACATCAAGAACGGCAGCAACCGGGCGATGGCCTCGGCCATCAACCACACGCTGGGCGTGACCCGAACCGAGGCCAGCAGCGAGATCCGCAAGGATGTGAAGCTGAAGGCGGCCTATGTGCGCGAGCGGTTGCAGCTCAGGAAGGCCAGCGTGACGCGCCCAGAAGGCCGCATTACGACGCCGACCCGCGGCATCCTGCTATCCCGCTTCCCCAACCGTGAGTATGTGCGCGGCGGCGTCGGCGTGCAGGTCAAGCCCACCGGCGGCAAGAAGCGCATGCCCGGTGCGTTTTACATCACCTTCGCCAACGGCGTGACGGCCATCGCCATTCGCACCAAGCGTGGTGCCGGCCTGGGCCGCCGCGAGGGGTTGAAGGTGCTCTACGGCCCCTCGGTCTCCCAGGTCTTCACCGACGTGAAAGATGATCTCCAAGCCCCCAGCGGCGAGCGGCTGATCGAGCGCATGCGGCACGAAGCCGAGCGGCTGATCGCCCGGCAGTAGCCTGACCCGAACCGGAGCCACCCATGCCCACACCCAAGCGCGAGGCCATCTTTGCTGCCCTGGCCACGGCCCTGGGCGCCCACCGCGCCCGTGCCGACATCGACCAGCGCGACCTGCCGGCCCGCGTGCTGTGGTCCGGCGAGGATGGCGAGGTGGAGCGCACCCGCTACGGCGAGGTATCGCTCACCACCGGCGCGACGCTGATCGCCCAGCACCCGGCAGACGCCGACCCCGACAACTGGGACGGCCAGGGTAACGAGATCATGGCCGGGCTGATTGCAGACGCCACCGGCGGCGACCGAACCCTCGGCGGCCTGGCCGACGACGTTACCTATACCACCACGGCGATCCTCTACCCCGACGCCGGCTCGACCATCATCACCGTGGGCGTGGACCTCGCCATTCGCTGGCGCCACCCCCTGGGCAATCCCTATCTGCCAGAGGACTGATCCATGCCGATCCAAGAGATGCGCAGCGAGAGCCTGCCGCACCGCACCGACGTGCGCTGGTTCCACGCCGAGACCGTGACCGACGCCACCAGCGACCCGTTGGTGCTGCCGAGCCTGGGGCGCGAGGTGGCGGTGGCCGTCACCCCCGGCACGGATGCCAAGGTGCAGTACACCCTCTCCGGCTACGACGCCATCGAGGCCGATACTGCCACCTGGCACGACTGGCCGAAGGGCATCGTGACCGAGGCAGCTACTGACGCGGTGCTGGGCGGCGTCTCGGCCCTGCGCCTGGTCAGCACCGGCGTCAGTGACTGGGAGGTGACCGCATGAGCTTGTGGCGAGGCGGCCTGTGGGCCAGCCAATGGCGCGCGGGTAATGGCGATCCCGGCGACCCGGGCGATCCCGGCGACCCGGGCGATCCCGGCGGCACCGACGACTTCGCCAACGCGCAGATCGGCGACGAGATCGGCGGCGGCGTCTATGCCGGCATCAACACCGAGTCCGACAACAGCCAGTACCACATCGTGTTCGCGCTGCAAGAGGGTGAGCTGGCGCCCAGCGCCGAAAGCCGCTGGAAGACTTCGCGCACGACGACTGCTGGCACGACCAGCGCCACCGACGGCTGGGCCAACACGATGGCGATGGAGGCGGCTGGGTTGGCGGACCACCCGGCGGCGCTCTACTGCCGCAACTACACCGGCGGCGGGCACAACGACTGGTATCTCCCGGCGCGATCGGAGCTGGCCCTGGAGGCCAACCTCCGAGCCCACCCGGAGCTCAATCTGGATCGCACGGTTTACCGTTGGGCGTCCACGGAGTACTCGTCGGCCAGCGCGCGGAGTCGGAGGTTCTCCGACGGTAACGAGCTCGGCAACGTCTCCAAGGACGTTACCGATCGACGGGTTCGCCCGGTCCGCAGGGTCGCGGTTTAATTTTCAGCCGGCGCCGGCCGCATCGCCTGATTCCCCAACACCCCACCCAGCCCGCCACCCGGCGGGTTTTTCATGCCCGGCTGCCGGGCTTTCTGCACTGCAACTGAGGAGAGCCACCTATGGCTACCGATAACGGCCTGCTCGAGTTTGAGTCCGGGCAATCCTTCCAGGACTGGGAGGCGATGACCACCAGCGACAACCAGCACTTCGAGGCGAGCTTCGCGCCGTGGTCTGGCCGCTCCGGCTTCGACTCCGAGGTTCGCCCGTGGGGCCTGGCCACCGGCGGGCGGATCATCCCGCACACCACCACGGACACCATCACCGTGGAGGCGCTGACCGCCTACATGCCCACCGCGGCCGGCGCGGATCAGAACGGCCTGGTGGCCGTCTCCAGCGACGAGCTGCTCATCGGGCGTGCCGGGGTGGATACCCACCTGATCACGTCGATCATCGTCACCGCGGCGGGCGGCCTGGATACCGTCGAGGGCACCGAGGGCACCAGCTTCTCCGACACCCGCGCCGCCGCCGGCGGCCCGCCGCTGATCCCGGTGGACGCCATCGAGATCGGCCAGGTGCGGCTGAGCTCGGCCACCTCCGGCACCATTGCCGCCAGCGAGATAGTCGCCGTGGTGGGCGTGACCGTGGAGCGCTACGACTACCCGGTGATGACCCTGGACCCCGCCGCGGGCGAGGTGCATTTCGCCACCCCGCTGCCGGCCATCCATGTGGGCGAGGTCACCAAGAAGGTGGTGGTGCGCGGCTATGTGCCGATCTTCGCCGAGCTGCCCTGGTGCTCCGACTGGGTGCCGGCCGATGAGTCGCACTCCGTCAACTCGGTGGAGACCTACTCCGGCCCCCGCGGCTCCGTGTCGCGCACCCTGGGCCAGGCGTCGTTCACTCACCGCGCCCAGGACGGCATCACCGACCCTATCGTGCGCGTCAAGAACGAGACGCTCTGGTTCCGCTGGTTCCAGGACCGCAACCGGCAGCCGTACCAGCTGACCCGCGGCGTGCTCGGCATTGCCCGCGAGTATCCGGTCGGCGACGACGTGATCGTCAACGCCACCATCTCGGCCCAGCAGCCCACCGTGGACATGGACGGCTGATCCGCCCGCCCCGGTCCGGCGGTGCCGGCCCGGGGCGCCCCTTTGCTTCACCCCCTATTCCCAGGATGACGCCTCATGGATTTCGACATCCAGACGTTCACCAGCGCCGCCTTCAAGCCCCGCGAGGGCGAGGTGGCCGTACCCGCCCTGGCCCCGTTCTTCAAGGGCCCGGCCCGCAAGGACGAGCAGGGCAACGAACTGCCCCCCGTGTGGAAGGTGCGCGGGCTCACCGGCACCGAGCTGGGTCACGCCGCCGAGGCCGCCGCCCGCAACCGCAACCGCAACGCGCTGATCGAGGGCTTGACCGCCGGCAAGGACGATGCCTTGACCAGCGCGGTGAAGGAGATGCTCGGCACCGCCGGCAAGGTCAGCGACGAGACGGCCAAGAAGATCGAGATGGTGGTGCAGGGCTCCGTCGAGCCGCAGTGCACCCACCAGCTCGCCGTGAAGCTCAACGAAGCGTTCCCGGTCGAGTTCGGGATGCTGGTCAACGAGATCGTGCGCCTCACCGGCCTGGGCGGTGAGCCGGGAAAGCCGAAGCCCTCTTCAAAGACCCAGAAATCCAAGCCGCCCTCAGCCTCTGCGACCTGAAGGGGGAGTTTCTCTACCGCGTGAGGCCGGACCTCTTCCCGCTGCAGATGCTCACCTCGCTGGAGACCCAGCTCTGGGCCATGTTTTTCGAGCAGCGGGAGCGGGGGCGGAAGAAGGGCGCCGGGAAGCACCCGTGACCGCGTGCTACTCTGGGTTCAGGGAACTGAGCCCAGGGAGGCAGTCATGAAGTGGATGGTAGTGGCGGCGCTGATGCTGGCGCCGATGGCGGCGCAGGCGGTCAACAAGTGCGAGATTGATGGGCGAACGGTATATCAGAGCATGCCCTGCCCGGGGGATACCGACGCCGGCTCTGTCGACAGGCCGGTCTCGGCGATACCCGGGTCGACAAGCTCGGCAGTGGTGCCCAACACGTCATTCCTTGAGCAGCGCGCCGCTCGTGAAAGACGTCAAGCCCAACAGCAGCGCCAGGCGGCTAGCCGCGCCTACCAAGAGCAGCGGCAGCAGGAAGAAGCTCGCCGGCAGGCCAGGCGAACAGGGATCGTGGCCGAGGGGATGAGCGAGCGAGACGCTATCCGGATGTACGGCCGCCCAGATAGCACCAACGTCAGCCAGTCTGGCGGCAGAACGTGCAAGCACCTACGATGGCGCGACCCCTACCGCACCGTGATGGTGTGCGATGGGGAGGTGCGCAACTCGTACGCGCAGGGCGTCAACTAGCCCACCCCGATTTCCAACCGATACACAGCCCGGCACGCGCCGGGCTTTTTGATGCCCGGAGGCCAGTGTGGCTGATCTCGAGAAAAGCGTCGCCATCATCTTCGAGGGCGTCGACCAGATGGGCACTGCCGTCGATTCGGTCACCCGCAAGGTGGACGACATCGCCTACAGCACCCAGCGCGCCACCCAGCCGATGGCCGATTTAACCAAGTCGGTCTTCGCCTTCGAGGCCGCCCTGCTGGCCGCCGGCGCGGGGGCTGCGCTGTTCGCCGTCAAGCTGGCCGGCGACTTCGACTCGCAGTTCCGCGAGATCAGCACCCTGATCGACGCGCCCACCGAGAGCCTGGCCGCCTTCCGGCAGGAGATCCTCGACTACTCCAGCGAATCCACCCAGAGCCTCAGCACCGTCAACTCGGCGCTCTACAACGCCATCTCCGCTGGGGTGGACTACGCCGACAGCCTCGACGTGGTCCGCCTCGCCGAGCAGGCGGCGGTGGCCGGCAAGGCGGATCTCGACCAGGCGTTGGGCGTCATCGTCGCCTCGCTCAACGCCTACGGCGAAGGCATGGACGAGGCGGAGCGCTTCAGCGACCTGCTGTTCACCACCGTTGCCAACGGCGTCACCACCCTGCCGGAGCTCGGCGCCTCGCTGGGCTCGGTCACCGGCCTGGCGGCCACCGCCGGGGTCAGCTTCGAGGAGCTGCTGGCAGCCATCGCCACGCTCACCGCCACCGGCAGCACCACCAGCGGCGCGGTCACGCAGATTCAGGCCGCGATCAGCAACCTGCTCAAGCCCACGAAGCAGGCGGCCGACCTGGCCGACGAGCTGGGGATCGAGTTCAACGCCGCTGCCCTGGAGAGCAAGGGGCTTTACGGCGTGCTGCTGGACGTGCAGGAGGCCACCGGCGGCAACACCGAGCAGATGGCGCAGCTGTTCGGCTCGGCGCAGGCGCTCAACGGCATGCTGACCCTGACTGGCCTGGGCGCCGAGTCCTTCGCCGACAACATCGTGGCCATGGGCGACGCCACCGGTGCCACGGAGGCCGCCTACGAGAAGATGGCCGGCACCATCGAGCAGGGCAGCCAGCGGATCTTCAACGCCCTTCAGGGCGCGCTGATTGCCTTCGGTGACCCGCTGCTTGACGAGTTCGGCGGTATCCAGGAAGCCATCGCCGAGATATTCAACGCCATCGGCGCCTCGGTCAGCGGCGGGCAGCTCCAGGGCTTCGTTGACCAACTCGAGGGCATGTTCAGCGGCATCGAGGACACCCTGAGCGAGGTCGCTCGCAACCTGCCTCAGGCGCTGGAGCAGGCCGACTTCAGCAGCTTCTTCAACGGCATTGAGATGGTGCGCGACGCCATCGCCGGCCTGTTCCAGGGCGCCGACTTGACCAGCGCCGACGGCCTGGCGTCGGTCATCGAGACTCTCGGCCTCGCCTTCGAGACCCTCTCCGCCTACACCGCTGGCGCCATCACCGCCATCGGCCCATTCCTCGAGCAGCTCGCCAGCCTGGCGCAATTCGTGCTCGAGCTCGACCCGGCAATGGTGGCCCTGGTCGGCACCGTGGGCGGCCTGTCGCTGGCGCTCAATACCGTGGCGACTGCGGCTATTGCCCTCAATGCGCCCGTCAAGGCGCTGCTCGGCGGCGCCGGGCTGATCGCCAAGGGCGCGCCCATCGTGGCGGGCCTGGTTGGCGTGCTCACCGGCCCCGTGGGCCTGGCGATTGCCGCCGGCGTGGTCGGCACGGCGCTAGTCAATCTGGGCGGCCATGTGCTGGGGGTGAACGACAACATCGAGGCCGCCGCCAAGCGGCTGGAGCAAGACAAGCAGCAGTGGCAGGCGTTCACGGCCGCGGTGGATGGCGTGAGCGCCGCCGAGTACCGCAAGTTCGCCGACGAATTCGGCTACGCCAACAACGATGTGGTCAGGGCCATCGGTGACGCCCGGCAGGCCATTGAAGACGCCCAGCCCGCCCTGGCCTTCGGCGAGGCCATCAAGGGCATTCAGGCGCTGCAGGGCACCACCGACCCTGAGTTTTGGCAGATGATCGCCGACCAGGAGCGGGAGCGCATCGACCGAGTTCGCGACCTGGCTGCTGAGACGTTCGATGCTGCCGCCGCTCAGGGCGAGGCAAACCGCTCCATGCTTGAGGCCAAGGGGCTAGACCCCTGGACGGACCTGCGTAACGCCTATCTCGACTACCGCGACGCCTTCACCCGCGGAGAGATCGACGCCGAGCAGTGGGCCGCGGTGCAGGAGGCCTACCAAGAGCGCCTGGCAGATGCCACCAACGGCGCCGCTCGGGCCCAGGAAGTGCTCGCCGGCGAGGTGCTCTCCACCGAGGAAGCGATCCTCAAGGCGCGCCAGGCGGTGCTCGACTACGAGCTGGAGCTGGAGAAGCTCGCCAGCAACGAGCGCATCCGCAACCTGGAGATCTTCGTCGACCTCGAGACCGCGCGGCTGGAGGCCGACACCCAGCGCATCCAGGCCGCGTTCGACTCCATCAACGTCGGCATCCAGTCCACCGGCGACACCCTCGCCAGCTTCTGGAGCCTGCTCGGCTCCGGCGACCTGAGCCGCTTCGACGAGCTCGACCTCAAGAAGCAGATCGAGAGCGAGAACCGCCTGCGTGAGCAGCAGTTTGAGCTCCAGAAGAGGCTGACCGAGGCGCAGATCGAGAGCATGAAGGCCCGCACCGACGCCCTGCGCAACGGCGACGGCCTGATCAAGATCGAGAGCGACGGCCTCGAGCCCGCCCTGGAGATGATCATGTGGCAGATCATCGAGAAGGTTCAGCTACGCGCCAACGCCGAGGGCGCCGAGTTCCTGCTCGGGCTCAATGGCTGAGGTCAGCCGTCGCGAAATCGATGCTTTCCATCAACAGGTGGCGGGTGCCTGGCCGCTGGCTCTCGTCCGTCACGAGGTAGCGATGAGAGGGTGTCACCTTGGCACGCACGCGCAGGCCATGGGCCGATAGGATGATCTTGTCCGGCTCGATGCGCCCAACCCACGGCCGCTCTTCCATGGCGTCATCGAAGGCGGTGCCCATGGTTACCTGAAGTGGCAGCCCCGCCTCTATGGCCCGCTCCATCATCGCCTGAATGCAGTCGAGGTGGCTGGGCTGCTGTGGGAGGAGGGCGTTGATCGCCTGGGCCTCCTTGATCAAGGGCGGTGCGGCCATGGGAACTGGCTCCATTTCGACCACTTCGGGCTGCGTCCCATCCTTTGCTGCCATCGCTCGGGCGGTGTTCTCGTCCAGCGCCTGGTAAACCCGGGTGCGCTGGCGCCCGGTCTTCACCCCCTTTCCTGTGATTTTGAACCGTGGCACGGCCGGCCTCCTTTTCGATGGATCCATCCATCAGAGTAGGCCGTTCGCTGCCCATTGCCGAGGGCACCCCATGACCACCCTGATCGGCCTGGCCGCCCGCACCTTCGACCCCGAGGGCGCGCTGCTCATCCCCGAGCACGGCAACAACGACACCGGAAGCCTGGTGCGCCGCGTCACCCGCGCCCGAACTCTGGATGGCGGCGTCGCCATGACCAACCGCGGCTACACCCCGGCGGACCGCACCCTGCGCCTCAGCCTGCAGGGCCAGCCCCAGGCCCTGGTGGAGCGCGCCAAGCGCCTCCTGCGCCTGCACGGCAACCTCACCGTGAGCCTGCACGACGGCGCCTTCACCGGCACCGCCAGCGAGTACGACGAGGGCCGCCAGGAACTCACCGTGCTGATCAGCGGCACCGCCTGAGCCACCCCGACACCCCAAGACACCACGCCCCGGCCACCCGCCGTGGCGTTCGCGTTGGAGCACCCGACATGCGCTACGGATTCATCAACAACTTCAGCCAGACCCTGGCGGCAGAGCTGGCGGCTGGCGCCACCGAGATGACGCTGGATGGTGGTGGCTCCAGCCTCAGCAACGCCAGTGCGGATCTCGTCTACACCCTGACCCTGGACGACGCCGCGGGCACGGTGGAGATCGTCCACGTCACCGGGGCGACCGGCAACGACCTGACCATCGAGCGGGGCAAGGAGGGCACGGCGGATGCGGCCTGGCCGAGCGGCACCACCGTCGAGATGCGGGTGACGGCGGGGGTGATGGGTTGGCTTGATGTCCGAAAGAGCGACCCAGACACAAATAACGTTGTTCTGGGTGGCGCGACGAATGAGTCGAACGACTCGTATGCAAGCTGCGTCATCGTGGGCGAGAGCGCGTACAACAACGACTCCACTGGGTCGAACAGCTACGAGAATACGATAGTCGGAGCTTGGGCGGGAGCTGGTCAGTGGGCAGAGTCGGTTATCCTCGGCACTGGCGCCGACCTTCGTTTTGGCAGCAGCCCTGTATACGGCGGTGTAGCAGTCGGGGCTTACTCCTCGGTGCGAGGGGACTCGGGGCAATCCGTTGCCGTTGGGTATTCGGCTCGTGTCAACGCGGACTCGCCTGACTCAGTTGCTGTTGGGAGCTCAGCCAGGGTCGGGTTTAACAGCCCTGGCGGGTCTTCGTTTGGCGCTGGGGCCGAGGCCAATGCGCCAGAATCTGTGGCGATAGGCCACAACGCCAACACGACTGGGGATAACTCCGTGGCGGTTGGGCTCGACGCTGACTCGCGGGCCACTGACGGCGTGGCCCTTGGGCCCAGGAGCTTGGTGGTCGCAGACGGCGGCGTGGCTCTGGGGCCGGGTGCGCAATGCCTTATCCCCGGCGGCCTCCGCGTGCATGGTGTGCCCTACCTCTCTAACGCTATCGCTGATGCGAGCGCAGGCGCCCAGCCTGGAGTAGCCAATAGGTCGTCGTCCGGCATCGTCATCCAGACTGACCCCCTGGACCTCACTGACGGCGCCGCCGTCGTCACCTTGGACATGCCCACCGGCACGATGCTTTTCATCGACGCCATCGACGTGGTGATTGTCAGCAGCGCCACACCCGGCGGCGCCCCCGAGATCCGCATCGGCCCCGATGACGTAACGCCTGCCGACTACCTGGCCGCCACGCCTGTCACCGCCACCGCCGTCGGCGAGCGACTGACCCATGCACCGCTGGTGGCCGATGGCGTGACCAGCCTGCGCGTCGAGACCGCTACCGCCGGCACCGGCACTCTGGCGGCCAAGGTTGTCTTCCGCGGCTATGTGATGGAGCTGTGACATGCTCAATAGCTGGACGCTCAACAGCCAATCGCTAAATAGCATAGGCAGCTCGAAAGACCCTTTCATCGACTGGACGCTCTTCGCGCCGGCCGAACGGCAGGCCGTCTATATGCTCGACGTGGGAGAGTTGCGTCTTCCGATCACCAGCGCACAAGCGACGATGCGGCGGACCGGCCAGAGCTTCCTGCAAGCAGTGGTGCCCAATGCTGGCGCCTATGCGGGCGAACTCGCGGCTCTGACGAACAACCCGATGATATTGAGCAGCGGTTACCGCTATGAGGACGGCAGTCTGTCGCCGCTCGAACCCATTGCACAGGCGCCATTCCAGCTCAGCAGCCGCGCCACCGGCCCAGTCAACGACACCTTGACCCTCAGCGGATATGCGCAACGACCCGCCGGGAGCGGCCTTTCTCGCCCGCTACGCGAGATCCAAACCCGCACCACTGGGCAGGATGGGCGCCGCCGCGTTAGGTGTGGGCTTGATCTCTTCTTACGCCCCGGTCATCTCGCGCTCGACAGTGACGGCACCGGGTTTACAGTCGGCGTGATCCAATACTTCATCAACGCCACCAGCGAGGCCATGGAGGTCATCGAAGATGGGTAAGGGCCGCATCATCACCGCGCACGGCGAGGGCCGCTATACGATCGAGATCCTCGAGGATCGCACCCGGGCCGAGTCGCTCAAGGTGCTGGCCCAGCAGCGCATTACCCAAATCGACAGCGACCTCACCGACCTGGAGCAGCAGCTAGCCACCGCTCAGCAAGCCGTCGACGAGGCAGCCCAGGCGCAGGATGTCGCCATCGCCGCCTATCAGAGCGACCCCAGCGACGAGCGGCGCCAGGCCATGACCGAGGGTGTCCAGGCGGTACTGGAGGCAGCCCAGGCGCGTGACGCCGTGCGCACACAGATTGCCCAGCTCAACTTGGAGCGCCTCTCTCGGCAGACCTACATCGACCGCGTGGACGCCCTGCCGGCGCTGCGCCAGCAAGACGCCTGGTGCGCCGACTACACCGAGGATCTCTCCGGCGAGGTGGCCACCGCCGAGGTGCCCGGCGAGGTGGGGCAGGTGATCATCAAGCCGGGCTACAGCGACGGCGCGTCATGGAGCCCCAGCACCGACGGCGCCATCCAGCCGGCACTCTCCGGCACACCCGCCTCGGTCTTCTACAACCTGGCGATGCTGCCCGGCTGGCAGAAGTGGCGGCCGACGTTTCGCCTCGCCACTATCAGCAACATCAACGAGGACCTCTGCGACATTACCCTCGACGCCGCGACCAGCAGCCAGCAGGGGCTCGGGGTTAACGCCCAGGGCAGCTACAGCGGCGTTCCGATCTACTACATGGACTGCAATGGTAGCGCATTCGAGGATGGGGACCGGGTGCTGGTGGCGTTTAGCGGAAACACCCAGGCGCCGATGGTGGTGGGGTTTGAGAGAGAGCCGAGGGGATGCGCTATCTCTTATTCTGCAAGCATCAGTCTTTCCCCTCTTGCCGGCATTGATTCTGTCGTTGCTTACGCCTACAGAATCGGTGAATACTGTAATTCAGCGATAGAGTATCAGCCGCAATCAAGATATTTCTACACAAGGATCGGAGTTTTTGGCTCCTCGGTCGGCACATTGCCCTCCCCAGGAGGGATGGATGAAAAGCAAGAAAGCGGT